TGCTTGAGGCTTTTCCAAATGTTCTGACTTTTAAAGTTCCAGTATAAGTATTAATCTTAGTCATAGCCCTAGCTCTTAGATTTGACTTATGGGAATTTAGTTGTTCCATCCAACTTTCAATGTTATTTCTAATTTCCATACCCTCATCATTATAAACGGTAGTTGTCCATTGAACTGCTGCACGATTACTAGGAATATTGATACCTCTTCCCATATATGTAACGGTTGCTACATCAATTGTATCACCTGGTAAAGTTGTAGCTTTACATAAAAACTTAAAATCATCCCTTGCGAATTGATCTGAAGTTCCTTTGGTAGTAGTTAGTTCTGCTTCGAATAAACTGGCTAATGCTCCACCACCTTTTAATTTTGAGGTAAAACTGTCTATTGAAAATGATGCCATTATTTCTCCTTTACGCTTCCGCGCCGATGACTATGTTAAAAGTAAATGGGGAAGTCTTTTTTACAAGTACACCCTTCGGCGCCATCGTCTTTCCCCATTTCTTATGTATATTACTATTTATACAGTATTATATTATCCAATAATTTCACTAAATTCTACACCAGAACGTACTGCTACGAATTGTAGTTGAATAAAGTTAATTGAACGTGAAGGTTTAATGTAAATATCGCCACGAAATTCGTTTCGATCAACAACTTCCGCTGTATTATTACTATCGTCACAAACTACAGCAAAATCTTGAACTCCACCTCTTCCTTGAATATCTCTCATGAAAGGTTCTACGGTAGCAGTAAATCTTGAACGAGTAAACGCATCGTTGAATTCGAACAAGAAGGATTTTGCCATATTAGCAATTGATTTTTCTAAAAGGATAAACAACCTTCGTACATTGATTCTATCAAATGCACTTGGTTTTGCTAATAGTGTTTTATCTCCGAAAAGAAGAATTCCACTTCCAGGAAGTCCAACAACTGGATTAATCCCATTCTTATAAAGACTATCCCGTTGTGTTTTATTCGGATTAAAAGGAAGTTTGATTGCATTTCGAATATTACCACGATCTAAACCAGCTGGTGACCAGAAAGGATCACGGGATTGGTCTGTAAATGCACAACATCCTGCAATATCACCGTTCAATGGAACATATCTGTACACATCATTGTATTTGTCATACATATATTTCCATCCAGAGTCAAGTACTGCGTATGAAGAACTCGGCATTGAATTACGGAATGATACAATATCATCAACTTCGCTTCCTGCGTTATTAACAACATTTGCTTGAGTTGGTGAAATAAATGCCACACAATCTTTACGATATTCTGCAATATTATTAATTGCATGAATAGCAGTAGCGGCCGTTGCATCAGCTGTCATCAGAAGAGTAACATCTACTTCTTCTGCGTTTTTGAATTCATCCAAAGCTGTCTGAATATTTCCAGCGGTTGCTGCTGTTCCAGCAGTTCCACCACTTAGACTTCCAGAAACGATAATTCCTTTAGCATTAAATGTTCCGGTTGCGACTCCACCCCAAGCGGTTGTTCCACTATCAAGTAATGTGTCTGCATCACCATCTGCATGATGATCCATCCAACGGATATACTTTGAACCTCTATTTACTAAGTCTTTGTAATAGATACTCTGGCCATCTTCACCTTTGGCTCCACCGGCAACTGATCCAGTATATGTTTCCAGAACTGTATTATTTGCTCCAGTAATTTCTCCATCTTCATCAACGACAACAACATGAATTTCATCATAGTTTCCGCTGTTTCGTTTGGCGTGTGCTGAAGTAACAGGCTCACTATCGAAAGCATCTGCATATTCCCATCTACGTGAGTGAGTATTTGCTGAAGCGGCATTTGCAAAAGGTTCTGTAACTATCATTGAAGTTGAATTAGTAACTGAGGAAACTTTACGTTCTTCAGTAGTTCCAACAAGTTTAACAAGATCACCTACTTTATATTGAATAGCAAGGTTAGTGTTTGTTCCAGTTAATGTAGTTCCATTAGCCGAACATGCAAGTGTTCCAACCATAAGTCCTGCTGCCTGACCAAAAGCGGAACGTGCTTTACGTGTATACGCTCCAGTATTTGCAACTGTTGATTCTGCACAAATTGCTACACAAACTGTATTAGATGTAATAGAAGTAATTGAAATTACTTTATCATTAATTGTGACAGTATCACCAACAGCCAAATCATTCGAAAAGGTTGTTCCCACTCCTAAAAGAGTAGTATTAGCTTGTGTGTATACTGCAGAAGTACAAGTAGGCGAAACATCTGAATTACTGTTAAGTGTTCCGTCTGAATTTGTGTTTCCTCTTGTTGCACCACACATGGAAACTCTTAATGTGTTTCCTAGATCTCCTGGATATTTTGCAATGAATGCTCCAGCGGTAGTGATTGGTGTTCCACCCATGTCTGGATCGTATGTATTTTCATAGGCCTCATCATTATTCACCTGCAGTGCAGTGGTCATTGCCGCATTATTTGCGGTTGTGTGCACTGCACGAACCACTTTAAGATTTCCCGAATATGCGAGATAACTTGCGGCAGTAAACCATGTTTTGTATGTAGCGGCATTAGGTTTCCCAAAGGTCCCTGCTAATTCTGATTCATTAGATACTGTTACACGATCAACTGCGGGTCCCCATTTAAAGGGTCCTGCAATTGCACCGTCCGTCATGGAAATTTCAGGGACAACAGTAGTAAGGTCAATTTCTTTGGTTACAACGCCTGGACTAATTGTAAAAGGCATCTTATCTCTCCTATTATAAGTTGAAAGATTGTGGTTTATGGATTTATTATACCATATTACATTTATTTATCTTTTTACAGTTCTCTAAAATCATAAATATAAAGTAATATCATAAATATACAGAATACTAATATGGACAAATATAAACTAATAGAGCACGAAAAAATAAAAGAACGATTTCTTAATAAAGTTGATCGTTCTGAAAAATATACAGAGTGTCATATCTGGCTTGCTTCTAAAAATAAGACAGGTCATGGAATGTTTTCTGTTCTGGGAAGAACTATACCCGCTAGTAGATATGCTTTTATGATGTATGGGAATTTTTCATCAACTTCTGCATTACGAGGTGAACTGGCACCTAGTGAAGTAGTTACACAAACCTGTTTCAATCCATCTTGTGTAAATCCCAAACACCTTGAAGTATCCAATAAAAGAAAAATAGGAAAAAGATTAACTATTCATCCAGATCAATTAGTTACTGGCTCTATTAGTTTTTTAAATAGATTAAAAAAGGAAAGGCCAGATCTATCTAACAAAATTGATGATTTAATTGGTGAAATAAATAATCCACCAACTGAAGTTAATTTTGGAAATATAGATCCATTTAGTAATATAGCCTCCTAGCTTCATCATCATCCACCGTCCATACAGTACCTTTATCATCCTTAAAGGTTTCTTCTTCTCTACCATCATCTATAAGCCCAAATGGTAACATATCTTGTTCTAAAGTTTCCATTTGTTCTTCCCACATTTTTTTTCTGATATCCATGTTTGTTAGCTCCTTAAAATATCTTTGTTGAACTAACCATCCAAATATTACTAAGGTCATTGCAAGATCATCGTGTGAACCTTCTTCGGCTTGATACGTATTATTTGTTAAGGCAAAGGTTGTAAGTTCTCTAATTGTATCAAAATCTGGTATAATTAATTGATCTTGTTCTATCAAATCCTTTAAAGTGGCACATCCAATTCTTTTGATTTGTTTACTCGTTCTTATTCCTAACTGAATGTTCTTCGCAAATCCACCACCAATTTGTTGGCCCGCTCTTCCCCTCATTGTAATGATCATAATATTTTCATACTCTAAATCATAATGAAGAGTATCGGCCACCTGACTTCCAATATCATTAACCTCAATTAAGACATGAGCCATATTATACTTTTGTCCTACATTGTAAATCACATTCGGATACAGCATGGGGGAAATGGTATTGTCTCTATATTTTGCTACCTGTTTATACGGCATTTCAGAAACATCGAATACATTAAACGCAGAATAGTCCGCACCTTTCCCTTGTGCAGTATCGGCAATGAGGGCATAAGTATGACTTTTTATTGGTTGTTCATATACATCTAAATTATTACTGCTGTGAATCGGGCTCTTGAATACCATCGTTCTAAGTTTCGATGGAGCAATCAGTGTATACGTTGACCCCACGAACTCACATTCAAATTCTTGTGTAAACTGTACTTCACTGGTGTTTCTTATAGTTTCTTCTTTCCACTTTCCGTCCCTGCCCGGCATCTCTGACCAATGTACTTCGATTGGTACAT